CAGCCAAGCCAGTGAATGAAGTGTGAGCAGCGGTTGTACCTCTGCGGCGTTGGTAAGCGAAACTCATGGTACTGTACCCCAATCAGGTGCGATAGTTGTCTGAGATGTCCACGAAGCGGTCGTTCCGTTCGTGGTAAGGAACTTGCCACTGTTACCCGTTTGAGACGGGATGAAGCTGGCTGCAGTTGTGGCAGATGCAGCAGCAGAAGTTGCGGATGTAGCGGCAGAGGATGCCGATGTAGCAGCAGCCGTAGCAGAAGCAGCAGCGCTTGTAGCGCTGGTAGCCGCTGCAGTCTGGCTGGTCAGTGCAGACGAAGCGGATGTAGCAGCACTAGTAGCAGATGTAGCAGCACTTGCTGCTGATGTAGCAGCCTGTGTCTGAAGGGTAGCGATGCTGACATAGGTACCCGTGGTGGTATCAGGATCGCTGATGAGACCCATGTCTCGGACGATACCGGAACCAGTCTGGTTAACTACCGCCGTGTAGGAAGTAGCAGCAGAGCTTGCTGATGTGGCTGCTGATGATGCGCTAGTAGCAGCACTTGCTGCGCTAGTGGCAGCAGCAGATGAGGAAGCAGAAGCGTTAGTCGCTGATGTTCCAGCAGCAGTAGCGTAGGTGTTAGAGTTAGAAGCGTAAGTGTTAGCCGATGTTGCTGAGGTAGCAGCCGAAGCAGCAGATGTAGCAGCCGAAGCAGCAGATGTAGCAGCCGAGTTAGCAGAAGTAACAGCAGCATTGGCTGAGTTGCTAGCAGTAGTTGCTGAAGCAGCCTCGTTGGTTGCTTAAGTACCAGCTGCAGAAGATGCGGCAGATGCCGTAGTAGCAGAGTTGGCTGAGGATGTAGCAGATGTTGCAGCAGAAGCAACACTGGTAGCAGCAGCAGTTGCGCTAGTCGCTGCGCTAGCAGCACTGGTAGCAGCAGCAGCAACCTGCGAGTTCATGCCTGTGTCTACATAGTTCTTAGTAGCAGCATCCTGTGCGCTGGCTGGATCAGCAAGGCCTGTGACCTTGAAGCCACCCGCTGCTAGTGCTGAGCCTAGAGTCTTGTTAGAGATAGTCTGTGCATCTGTGGTACCAACCACTGCTGAACTAGCAGCCAACCCATGCACACCGACTGATGACTCAGCGTGGGTGTTAGCCTCACGAAGGTCACGGCCAATAATCATGTGGCGGATGACAGCACCTGCTGAGTGATCCTGTCCCGAGGATCCATCAACGCCACGGGTAACGGTAAGGTTATTAGAACTTACCGCAGTAACATCTACAATTTCTTCAATGGCTGTATCTGGGTCGATAACAACTGTGAAGGTCTGCCCTGTGGTTACAGTAGAACCACCAAGCAAGGTGGTTGCAGAAGCGACAGGGATAGTCAGTGCACCGGAGGTGACTGATCCTGTGAGTGTGGTCTGTTGAGACCGGGAGGTATACTTACGAGTTGTCATCTATCGACCTATCGGCTGTAGTGGACGCGGGCAGGGAACTGAAGCTTTTGCTTGAGTGATTCTTCCTCGAGGCGTTGCTGGTACATCTGCATGAGTTGCTTACTCACGTTAGTACCTGTGCCGTAAGGACGCTTAGAGTCGTATTCATCTGCTGCTGCAGATGTGATAGACATACGAGCGGGATCAATGTAAGAAGTAAGACGAGCGGCAGCACCGTAGATGATGACATCACGCATAGAACTAGGTAGTCCTGTTACTGTCTCAAAGACATCGGTCTCGCTAGTCATAGGTACTGGCTGCTTGGCATAGACGCAGTGGATAGTACGGCCGGGAAGGACGTTATCGTAGACAGAAACAGTACGGCTATAACCTGTGGTTACACCGTCTGGGTTTGCGGTACCCCAGTAGGCTGTGTCTGCTAGTGGATCCCAACGCCATTGGCGGATGGGTAGCCATTCCTTGGTAGGACCAACGGTCTGCCATGCCATGTGTAGAATCTGAATTGCTTCCGATGGGATCTGGTATGTAGTACGAGAAGCAAGGAAGCTAAAATCTGTAGCACCTACGGCAAAGACCTTAGGGTAGACGGCACTGATAGTGTCGTTGACTGCACGCATTACTGCAATGCGTGGGTAGGTAGGGGTAATGGTTACTTTTGTACCTACATCGTGTGAGACGGCAGTAGTAGAGTTATAGCCACGACCATAAGGTGCAATGGTAACTGTGTTAGCCTGACGATCGTAGGAGTCAACCCACATCATCTCGTCTTCAATTTCAATGATACCCTTACCGATGTTATCAGTAGAGCCTAGGTTAAGAACCAAGTCTCCTGAAGTACAGGGAGAAGTGAGATAGGTAGTACGGTCCTGACGATAGGTAAATCCTTGGATGTCGAGCTGGACATCATCAATGATGTTCTTAAAGGTGGAGGACACTTTAGCTCGCAATCAATCGAAGGACAGTTACTGGGTCGAGATAGTTACGAGGAGAGAGCTCTGGACCGTTCATATCTCCACCGCCTTCACCACCTTCCTTGACAGCTTCAAGAAGGTAGTTAAGTACTGCTGTAAATTCTTTAAAGTCTTTAGGGTTTTCGCCTATGCCTGCTGCATAGTTCAGGGCATGAATGCGGTCAGTGCCTGCGGGTTCGCCTACCCACTTGTTAATAGCACCATTCAAATCTAAGTATTTATCATAGGTGGGATATTCACCACCATTGGCAAGACGGTTAAACTCATCAAGGATGGATGATCCGGGACGTCCGTATTGGGTGTAGTTTTCATACGAAGTACCGGTACCAGTATCAATGGTACGAACATAAGTTCCGTAGACTGTCATACTTGCCTTCCTTGTTAAGAACTCCCTGCCCGAAGGCAGGGGTCCGATTACTTACTCTTCTTAGCCTTAACGCCTGTAACCTTCTTGAGGTTAGGGTTGGCCTTAACAGCAGCTGGGCTAGCCTTGCGAGCGCCTGCTGCCAAGATAGCTCCAGCATTCTTCATCGGAATGCCTTGCTTCTTTGCGATAGATTTTTGTGCTGCTTCAAAACCCATGCCTTTAGCCATTAGTTGGTGTAACCATTTGGCCAAGAGCCAGTCTTCTTAGCAACAGATTGACGGGTCTTGTTTATATCCTTGACCTTACCTGTGCCGATGCGCTTTTGAAAGATGCTCTCTGAGTTATCAACTGGCTTCTTTGCTTCTTGCGCTGCTGGTGACTTACGAACTGTCGGGGTTGAGATGCCCGGAGTAGGAATGCGGTTAGGCATTACTTAGCGCGTCCACCTTCAGGAGCAACATAGATTCCCTGAACAACTTCAGAAGGACCCATGCCTGTCTGTCCTGTGCGTGGTGCTGACATTGGGGCTGCTGCTGGTGCGACTCCACCGAAGAAGTCAGCCTTGTTTACTGAAGAGACATCGGTAGCTGCGCTACGTGTCTTTGGTGACATCATGTCTGCCATTTATTCTTTTCCTTTTCCATATGGGGGTGGTACATCGAAGCCCTTGATGACTGAAGCATCTTGACCCGGTGCAACTCTTACTGGTGCCTTGATTGTGACCGCTGTATCAGCGCATCCGCATTGTGTGCACATGATTACTTGCCTTTCTTCATTACTCGCTTAGCGAGCGCCTTGTCCATCTTGAGGTCTGCCTTAGGAGATGGCTTTTTAGCATCCATCTTTGTATCGGCTTTTTTGAAGGCAGCCTTTTGTGCTGGCTTCATGCCCTTCATAAGCTTGGCATCTTGCTTCTTATCGTTGTGCATTGCCATTAGACTGCTCCAATTTCTTTCATAACTTCAACTGTTTGTTTGTTGATGGCATTGGCTTTAGGCATCGACCCACCGTCATATGGTTTGTTCAGAACCTCAGAGGCTTCGTATGCTTTCTGGATTGCTTTAGTAGATGTGCCTTCAGGTTGAATACCCTGAGCACGCGCTTCCTTATAGAAAGCCAATTCTTTGTCCCACTTCTTCTGTGTTGTACCACTCGCAACAATGTTGCCTGCTGCATCTCCGGGTGTTAACTGAAGTGTCTTTGCTTTACAACCAAAGCAGATACAGTTACCTGTATCAGTATGTTCGTCGTTCTTTTTCCACTCACCAAAGTCTGGCCATCGGGTGTCTGATCTAGCATCGCACCTTGTGCATCCGTAATACTCTGGCTCCCATGTAAAGGGATTAAGGTTTACTAACTTGGTGATGTGACCATCAGTGTCACACTTACTCAGTGTGGATGTATGCTCCGTATCCTGCTGCAATGAGTTCCGTCCTTTGCTGATCATTTATGTAGTTCTTGTATCCGCCACGGAATACATAGCCCGGGTCAGCAGCGCCGGTTTGATCTTCCGTTGGGTAACGGATCTCATACCATTTGCCATTCTGACGATAGACTGTGATGCCACGATCTAAGCGATAGCGAATGAACAAGCGACCGCCACCAGCAGGACCTTCAGAGGTTGTTGGTGTGGTGAAGTAGTACTTAGTCATGCTGCTCCTTAGTAGTGGACTTACCACAAGGCTGGGTCGTGTTCGCCGTTCCCAGCCCTGCAGTCAGTCAACTATTAGTAGTCGATTGAAGAAGACGATTCGACACGGTAGAGTGCTTCGTCACGGTAGATAGACCAGCCCGCAACGCCGTACCATCCGAGTGGACGGTGACGCATGAGCTTGTCAACTACTGGACCAATCACAACGTGGAACTCTTCGGCAACGGCTTCAGCCAATGCCTGCTGTCCAGCGAAGTAGGTATTGAATACCTTTGTCTCTGGGGTAATGGTGATTGTTGCACCTGATGTAACGCCAGCAGAGAGAACAGGTGTATCGATAGATACATTTAGACCGTTAATTGCTGTGACCTGAACACCTGATGTAGCAAGACCTGTACCTGAAAGACGATCTCCAACTTGGAAAGCAACTGCTGTAAGAGCAAGTGTGGTAGCACCTGATGCTGCTGCAGCTGTTGTTGTGGTTGTAGATGTACCTTGATCGGCACCCTTCTTGTCAGCAAAGAGACGAGGAGACTCGACGTAGAAAGCACCTTCGTAGGTACCGATTTCGCCTGCCCAGATCTCGTCATTTGCTTGGTACTCATGTGGCTGACGCCATGATCCTACGCCTGTTTCAGCGCGGAGATCGTGAGCAACTTCTGGGTGGATACCTGCCCAGTAGAGGTTACCCTTACGAGGGATAGCCTTGTTGGTACGCAACTTAGCAACTGTCTTACGAGCCATTGCTGAGTTGAAGGTATCAGATGATGTGATGGTTGCAGATGAAGTACGGTTACCAGCGCGGAGAACGTTAGCGCCTGTGGCGAGAACGGACTGAGCAACGGTATCGATTGAGTCTGCCATGTTGAACGCGATGATGTTAGCAACGGCTGGATCTACATCAGCAAGGCTGAAGAGTTCGAGAGCGCGAGTAACAAGTACTGCGTTACCATACTCAGCAAGAGTAATGGTTGTGTAAGATGGGGTAGCAAGTGCTACTGCATCTGGATCTGTCTGCTCTGTGAGAGTAGTGGTCTGCTGTGTAAGGTCAACGTAACGCTGCAATACAACTGATGAACCGGGGATGCTCTGACGAGCTGGTGTCTTATCTGCAACATTGCGGATAAGAGGCTGTGCACGGAGCTGGAATTCGATGAGGCGATCGTAAGCCTTCTGGACGAGACCAGCTGAACCAGCGGTACCGCCGAGAGACGACGAACCGGTAGTGGTATATGCATTTGCCATGTGTTGCACCTCCTTCTGAGGATGTTAGATTCGGTTGTTAAAATTGTCCGGAGCGGATCATCGCAATGATTTCGTCGGCTGACGAGGCATCATTAATGCGCTGCTCTGCATCCATCTGTCGATCGGGCGACATTGCGTTTTGAGTAACAATGTCTTGCTGCCGTAGGGCAGCGAGGTCAAGCTGCCGTTGAGGATCAACCTCAGCGGGCTTGCTCAGTCCAAACAGTTCTCCGTTATCATCGAGCCAGTGTGAAACTGTCTCCTCGTTAACATCGTCCAAGTCCTTCATGATTAAGCGGGCAGCCTTTTGATTGACGCCCTTTGCTTCTAGAACTTCTTTAACGACTCGCTCTTTCTGGATCTTTGAGAGCGACTCAAACTTCTCAGAGATGTCCTTGTTGGCCTTCTGCTGTTCGCGCAATTGCTTGCGAAGTTGCTTGACCAGATTACTGTTGTCTTCTGGTGCCGAAGTTTCCTCGAGGTCATCGAAGTCGTCATCGTTTTCTAGATAATTTGTTGCCATAGCAACCGTTCTCCCATTCTGTTAGTTGTATCGCAAGCCACGGATTACTCGGGGAAAGTAATACGGCTCTTGCTACCGGCTTGATACTCTGCGTGGAACCGGTCGCACCACGTCAGGAACTTAGTTAGAACTTACCTTGCAATGATTGCTTCAAGGCATCAACGTTAGGGCTGAGGCCTGAGCGACCAGAGAAGTTAGCGTTCTCTAGCTGTGCTAGTTGCTGGCGTTGACGAGCAACGCTGGCATTGTCTTTAAAGAATTCACTCTCGGCTGCAGTCTGGTCGTACTTGATACCAGTCTCACCATAGATGTTTGCCAACTTGCTGGTAGCAGGTAACGCTGCAGCAACCTTGGCGTACCCAGTTCTGGCCTGATCTTGTGTGATTCCGTATGCAGCAAGGGCTGCAGCAGATGTCTGGCTAGCAGTAAGGCCTTGGTTAATAGCAGCAGCACCGATGTCGGCTGTCTGTACCTGACGCTGTAGCGCAGGTAGTGTCTCGGCTGGAGCCAAGAAGTAGCTGACAAGATCAGATGTTCCGATGCTAGGATAGAACTGCTTGAGTGTAGAAAGAACTGTTGGGTCTGCGTTCTGTACCTGATTGACTGCTAGGTCAAGACGATAACCTAGTTCAGTATTAGAAACATCGTTGCCAATAAGGTTGGCAAACTGTGACTTGGTTGCTAGATTCTTGACACCATACTGTGTCATGGTTTTGCTGAAGTCATTCTCCAGTGCAACATAAGTACCTTCAGGTAAAGCATTGAGACCGTTGGTTACACGGGTTGCATTACCAGCAAAGCGTGTCTTATAGAAGTCCTGCTGACGCATCTCTGCAGTTACAGTCTCAGGTCCCATGTTGTTTAATACAGCATTCTTAATGAATGCAATAGCTTGATTATAAATAGTAGGGTCGCTACCAAACCAAGAAGATACGCTAGCTTGTAGGATGTCATAGGCTGATTGCTGTGCATCAGTCATCCCACCAGCGGGTTGCTGTACATTAGCAACATAAGTAGGATTAGGAGCCAAAGGTTGTGCGCCTACAGCTACAGGTCCAGCAGTAGCCCCTGATGCTACGGGCACTCTCTCGCCACTAGGAAGAGTAATAGTTCCTGTGTAAGTTACTGGTGAGTAACCTGTGCTATCGGTTGTTGTATTTTTGTTGTTAACAACTGAAGCGTCATACCCTCTGTCTACAAAACGATCGGCAGCCATTATGCGCTGAATCCCATAAGTTGACCCATCATATTGACGAGTGAAGAAACTTCTTCTTTTGGATTGTTAGTATTGATCCACTCGGGTTGGCTCTTAACTAACTTGATAAAGCTGTTGTCGTCCATTGCTCCACCGTTGGCTCCGCCTGTAAGTCCCTGCATAATCAAAGGGTTGTTAAGGTCAGGGGTAACAGTTGGCTTCTCTAGGTACTTAGCAATGTGATCTGCGTATGGCTTAGCCAAGTCCTGCATGGTGTAACCAAGGTTAAGTGCTGGAGCAAATGACTTGTACTTAGGCTGTGCCATAGCAAGTTGATCGATCTTAGTAAGCTCTTGATCTACGCTAGCACCGGG